CGTTTATCGACTTTAAAATACCTCTTGCGTTAAGTCTAGAGTGGGCATGGTTCAATTAACAGATGAGACATACAACTATTGCTAGTTAACTTCTACATCATGTCATTGAAGAACACAAATGATTATCGTTACTTCTTAGTCGAGTGCAACCACGAACGTTGAAATAAAATGGCTGGAAAGAGTAAGCTAAGATGCCAAAACATCATCACGTTGAACAATCCAGACCGAAAATAAATATCATTCGAGTGTATTTCTACACGTCATTGCAGTCTTTAGGAAAACAATCAGATCAGCGGAACAATGTCACACTGGCCCACAACTTTAATATCACACAAATTCATAGTTCGCAGACAGAGTCCACTTGCTCGCATACGGTCACTCGCCAGGTGTGTCAAGTTACCTTGTGAATTATGAGCAGTAACTTGTGCTAACCGAAATCACAGCCTTAGATCATTTTGGTGATCAAGACTGTGTAATTCAAACATCATATGTCCAACCAGATTTAGTTATCGTGAAATAATAATAATCACTGGTAGCCTGTTGGGGATGGTAAGGCCAACCAATGGAAGGCAAATGATAAAAAGTATCACGAGCCGTCGGATTTATAGTGCAAATAGCAAATGCATTGTAAGCAGTACCGAGAGTCCTAAAATCACCAGGCATTACTGCACAGGAATTATAAGGACGAGTGTACTCCGATAGTTGTGATATCAGTGAAGTCAAGAAGTTAACTTCTGATGTAGTCACATTCCAAGAAGTGCCCATTCCATGCACACGTGTCATATTCATAATATTCTGCACCTTCTTGGGTATCTCAATGAAACCCTGAAGATTATAATTTGCAGGATAATACAACATGTAATTATGGGATGGGTAATCAGCAAAATGTACTGTGAAAGACTGATAAATACAATATGCTGACTCAAAATGATAATTAACATTGATTTCAGAAGTTAAATAATAATAACTAGGGACAACAATCCAGAAAACATAAGCATAAACATTGGGATCTGATGGCAATGTATAATGCTTCATATAACGGAATACAGAATGATGTGGATGTCCCATATCTAATTTAAAAGGAGTGAAAGGCAAAGGGTAATAATGGGGGAAATCAGTTGTTCTCCACTTCTGATCGTCATGATGCAAAAACCCAACATCACAACACCACTTATCCTTCAATTCGGTATCATAACTCAACACTTTGGTCAAATAAAACCAACATGTATCACGCTGACTAGTTAAATCGACACCAAGAAAATTATCCCCCAATAACATGCAATTGCCCTCACTCGTAAAAGTGGTGCGGGACTCAAACCCGCTTAAGCTTTTAAAGGTTTAATCTTAACAAAACCTTTAATTGTTTCATCAGTTACACACGCAGCTTTTAAGGCCAACGCGACAGAAGACTCCGATGAACTCGTTGATGAAACACAACTTGAAGATGACCCTGTAAAATTGGCCTTAGCTTCTTTCAATTCCACTGGTGGCATTGAACCAACAATAGTGTGCATTGGTTCAGGAATCCATTTACCACCATAAAAATCAACAACAACATCAAACTGCAATGAACCCAGCTTGTCAGTCTGATCTGTGGGTAACAAGGTATCAACAGCAGCCAGGATTGTAAATTGAGCATTAACAGCACCAGTGTTAGAATGCCCAGGTGTATACATCGAGGGCTTGCTCATATCACGATCCTTCAAAATAATAAAGTCAATTGGCTCACAGACAGCACCAGTAATGGCCCCAGGTATTGAGGATACTGATTGAAAAGTCCTCTCTTCAATCGTCGAGGCCGTACCAGTATACGCAAATGATGCATTACGCTGTGCTGCAAACGCTAAGGTTCCACTGACAGTTTTGGCAACGCTAGGTTTATAATGTACAGAAGCCTGCCGAATCAAAAATACATTATGGTATTTGATCTCAGTTAAAGGACGACATTCTTCCATCAAATAATTACCTGTGGTGCCGGTAAGTGAATTAGCCCAACAGCTAATCATGGAACTCGTTGACGCCGGTGAAACAGGATCTGTATTTATCGACCCAAAATAAGCACTGAAAGTTGTAGAAGAAGATGTGTCAGTCACAGGAACTCGGAAGATCATATTCTCTGTATTAGGTGGCGTATTCCAGTTGGTTTGTGATGATGCACCACTACGGGCAATGTCACACAAATTGTAAACAAAGTGCATACGTTCACCACTCCCAAATACATCATGATAAGGGGCAACACCCATAGACGTAAAATAATGCCGCCCAAGGTTGCCACTAACACGTAACGCATCTTGCGCTTTGCGGACCTTCTTTATCTTCTTTGGTTGTACTGTAACCTTACGTTCAACCTTCGAAACTTTCTTTTTGGGTTTTACTATCTTAGAAATAACAGTTTCTTTTTCAATTTTAGGCATTTTCATTTCAAAATCGCATAATTGCCAAGCGACGACTTTTGTCACCATCACCAGGGCCGGCGCTCACTGATTCAATACCAATGAGACTTAAACAGATGCCCGATGATCAAAGCTTGGTCAATGTGTCAAAGAGGGGTGAATCATTGTCTGGCCTCCAATTGTCATCAACATTGGCACGCCGCTATATATAGACAATTGGCCGACAGAAAACACTTACCTACGTATAGGACCATGTACAACTATCACTTGACCGATTCATAAGTTGGTGGGCCCCTCACCCCATCAAATCATCTGAGATAAACTCTGATTAGTATAAAGTCTTCAGGATCTAAACCCGAAGAACACAATTAAGATTATGATGGTCGTCACCACCATGAGGTTTTAAACCTCACTCATGGCCAAAACAGCCAAAATATCAAATTTGCTGAATGCTTCTCACAACGAAAAGACAATATTCCCTCGTACAGGAAACTCCTCATTATTCAAACATTGGAAGCGCCCAACACACGTCTATGCTTTGCTTCAACCAATGTCGTCGCATGATATAACATGCTCCAACATGCTTACCATACTATTGCTCACATAAGAGTGGTCGCCACACCACTGGGATTTGCACCCTGTTGCTTACATATTGAATTAAAGTCACTAAATACGTTGCATTAGCTGCACGACATTCCACTGAACATTAGCATAAACAACATAACTATACCTGTGGCCATAAACTGACCACAAATTGGGAAAGATCTTGTCAAGCACAGGATGCTTCAAAGTCTGAACAGTGTTAACAGAATCAAAATACTGTTCCAACAATAATTGATCAGAAACAGGAATTCGATAAATTTCTGAAACAAACAAACGTTGATCCTGAGTTATCACTCTTGACAATCGTTTTTCAACTTGATCCAATTTCCCTTGTTTAAATAGCTGATACACTTGCTGCTGCTTATACTTTATGTCATGTTTATCCCATCTTAGTTGGAAACCAACAGTCGATCGCAAAACCATAGCGGCAAAAGATGACAGTATTGGACAATTAGGCATCTCATAAGCTAAACTGAAGGCTTTCGCTCTAAGAAGACCACTCAACACTTTTCTACCACCATGACGGCAATCACTAAATGACCAACCAAAACCAGCCAACACTTCACGAGGCTCGCGAACATTCTGACCATTTGGACCAAAATTCAGGCTACAAAACCCACAAAGGCCCAATCGTTGCTTTATTTCAAGCTTAACATTAAATCCACATTCACGAAACCAATTCGGATCTACGGGACTAGACACAGCAAATATGCCATCATCCCCTTCCACAAAGCCACGGCCAACAATGTTATGAACTCTCATTACAAACTTCATTAACACATAATTAGTCCAGCCATTACCCAGCGAAGTACACATCTCGCCAGAATATCTCATTGGCTCTGTCTTAATTTTAACTTTTCCTTTATAAACTGACCAAACTGATTTGGTCATTACCCAAGAGACTATTGAGAACCAAACATGACCATACGGTAAATTTTTGGTCATGTACCTATACAATGGTAACTCGACTTGTCTCATAATGTCACGCGTAGTATGAGCTTCAAATGCACTATGATCTGTCTCCATGTAAAACTGTGAGTAATCAAGATGGTCAACAATCCAAGCAGTGCGATCTGGCACTGGGACATACTTGATAAAAGGACAAAACCCAAACTCACGGTCAATCAATTTGAAAACTTCATGTTCTATCAAGTGAAAAATCGGACCTGAGAACACTTTAAACCAATCTTTTCTTGCATTAATACTACGTCCAAACTTCAAGTCATTAACATCTTCGTCACCAAGACTATCGATGTACTCATTAAAATCACCCGGCAAGCGCTCGCGCTTTTTGAAACTATTCACATTACAATCTTTAGCAGTTATATGTTTAAACTGCCATAAAAATGCTTTAACCAAGTCTCTAATCTCGGCCTCACTATACGACGTATCCGCAACCCAAGCAGATATTGATGTATCTAAAGTGATGGCCAAGGGTTTTAACACAGCTCGCATTAACAACTGATTGAAATGTCCCAATCGTTTCAACAGACGTGGATCAACGTCTATAGCACGACGAGCATAACGCTGTCTAGCAGACAGAACCATATCTTCAGCAATGGTTCCATTTTCAGCTGGACAAATGCAGTCACCAAGATCAAACCCCAAACAACGTCGCTGGCATTCAGCAGATACTAGGACATCGTTAGGAACAAAGCGTATGACCGCCGCTCTTTCGCATTGTCTACAATAACGCATGTGATGTGCTTCACATGCGAAAGGTGACGGATCACCTTTTAAAAGTTGTTTGATAGGAGTTCTTGCCCAAACTTGGGCATAACCATCGCAGTATCTAGCTGAATACGTGCGTAGTTTAGCACCAATGGGCCTTTCTGAAAAATTCGATTTGAATGTTGTAACAAATAAGCTTCAATAAATCGAAAAGTAAATTTAACAGTCATCGGTAGCACACCCTCAACAAAATAACCAACATTTAAACTGCTTAACCTGTGAGCGTATGCCATCATTTGAACTTCCAAATTATCAGTTAGTAACATATCATTAAATGCATGTTCAAGTTCATGATATAATACTGAAGAAATAACAGTATCCACAGTAAACTTAGACATTGATGTAAGATTAAAGTCTAAGATATAACAACCCACAAAACTAACTAATACCAATAAAGTTAATACAACAACCAACAACAAATTTGACCAAAACATGTGCACAACAACACAACAAAGAGTCAACCCAATCATCAATTTCATAGGCCATATGATAAATCCACCACACTCAATCCATCTTACTCTAAATAATTGAGCATTCTCTCTTGTTAACCGTGACTGTGCAGCAGATGAACATCTTATATCATCAAAGATTGTGGGGGGTGTTAATCCCTCATCACGCGCAACAAAGTCACCATAATGATCAAATTTCCCACTAACACCATTACACACACTAGAGATTCGGTGCAACACATGAATAATGAAGTGATCGCCTCGAATAGTCATCCAACCCAACCCCAATTGAGACTTTCGCCCTAATTGTCGTTGTTTGAAACAAACTTTAGAACTCATGTATATGTACAACAGTGTAGCAGAAGCACAAATAAATAAAGTCATAATCACAAATCCAAAATACGACATCCATAACACCAACATCAAGAATGGATAAAACAAAAACACATTCACATGATCTCCAGACTCAATATTGATATCAGGCAAATTAACAATAAAGTCACCAGGTTTTGGTTTGTCTCTATTAACAGTAATTAACGGTCGATTGGGCGGATCAAACAACTCAACATTATGGTCAAAATAATCCACTGAATCAACACTTTCACCATTATAATTGACAAACATCTTAAAGTCGTCCAACATCATAATCCCAGTAGGTCTAATGGAACTGTGATAATGAGCAGCACAGAATTCCACCCACGCATTAATTGCAGGTGTTATCTCAGGTGCCATTGGAATGAACGGCTTTTCCTTCACTAAACGTGATCTCAATCCAACGGCCCAAGGTTTTGGAGCCACTGGCACAGTTGGCGACTCAATTGAAAATTTATCTTCATCTGTAAGTATAGGCGCTGATGGCACATCCATCCTCGACATATCAACAATAACAGGCACACTAGGCAATGCAACATCAAGCATTCCAACTGACGATGCCATACCGAGTGGAATACGATCGACGAAATGAGTATGTTTTACTGGGCGACTCACAGATGAACAACTCGCCGAACTCATGACATCACTCGTTAACGATGCGCAACTAGCAGCACTAGATGAAGAAGTCGAATATGTGAAGGTAACAGATGAAAAGGTAGGACTCAACATGGATGCCACAGCTGCACTCGAAGACATAGATTGCGTGCTCATACTAGCACTCTCATGCAGCACAGCTGGTGGCATACCAAATGTTTTGTCTTCCAATTCACCAACAATTCTTTGAACTAGACCAGTCTTAACGGCTGCATGAGTATCAACATGAACCGAATCTTTCGGAACATACTCCTCACGCTTTGAACTAAGACATACCAGTTCCAACAGGTCTGGTTCCTTACCAGACACGTCGCTACAGATAGGACTAGATGATGGTGTTGGAGCACCACAACTATCTTTCTCTATAGCAACATTCAAGTCACTGACCAATGATGGTCTTGATGCAAAATCACTATCAACAGAAAATGCATCATTGTTTTCTGTTGATGTTAGCAATGCTAATTCGGTTTCCCTCCGTTCTTGATTCATTGCCATTTTGTTTTTAACACAGTCAAAC